ATGTGTTTGCATCTTCGAACTGAAGCTGGAATTTTATGTAGAGCAAATTAGTTTCGCTCGCTGAGACTGTGTAATTACCACTTGGGAGCGTAATCGATCCATTCGCGTCGGTAGTTACGAAATCTTTTTGGGTTGATTTCCTATATCCGATAGCGGTTTCGAGCGCTGTGGATGCTGTTGTTTCGGCGGGTAAACTTGTGTCCCAACTTGTTTGCCCTGAGCCTATGCCAAGGAAGATTTCCCTAGCTTTTACGGAAGCGGCTAGTCCGGCCCTTCCGCTGGTAACGAGTGTCGCCATTTAGCGGTTCTCCTGTGTCATAGCGATTTTAGTCCTAATTCTAGTTGGTGGTAGTGTGCACGCTTTCAATCGTGAGCGTGGTGACGTTCCAAGCTGTAAGTGATCCAACCCAATCGTCGGTTTGCCAAGTCGCCGTGGTGGTATTCCATTTTCCATTCTGCCAGTCGTCCGTGTTTGTACCCCAAGGACTTTGATCCCAACCGCCGCTTGATAAATACCAATTATATTGGCCCCAACCTCTATTAGATACGTTCCATCTTTCGAGTCCGTCCCAAGTCGCGTTGTCCCAAATAGCGGTATTCGTTGTCCAAGGTTCGGAAGTAAACCACGGGCCTGATGTGTCCCAAGGTTGCGTTGTCCCGACCCAATCTTCTCGGCCTTGTAAACCAGCCCAACTGCTTTCGGTGATCCAAGGGTCGTCAATAAAGCGTTCCCATGTCGCGTACAATTCTCGTACGTGTAAGCGCTCTCCGATTGCGGGATAAGCGGCGGGATCAAGGACAATTGTAATTACTTTCTTATGCTCGGAATCAATTCCTTGAGGCCAGAAAGTATCGGAAATAAAGTCAGTATGAACACGCTTAAGGGCTTGATCCTCAACAATCTTGACGGGGATAAACTCAGAAAGCTTGCTGTTATCTAATAGGAAAGTGCCGCCATATTCTATGCGACCAGATGTCGCACTTGAACGGGAACTCTCAATAATTCCAAGGGTTTGGACGGAAGTATCGGTAAGTCCGGCGATCTCAGTAACGCGAACAAAGCGCTCTAAAATTTCCGCAAATTCAAATGTTGCCTTATGTTCTGAAAGAACGCCTTCGCCTGTAGTTAAATCGCCTTCACTTAATACAAACGCGCCAAAGCCTGTCTCTTCTCTAAACCGTGGACTAAATACGCAATTTTCATTACCAAGTTCCGCGTAATCTGAAAGATATATTCCGGCTTTTGCAAAACTTCTTTTTTGAAGTTTGTTTCCGTATTGCGCCCAATCAAGTGAGGCTTCCCATGTATGAAGATCCGCTTGCGGCCCCTGCCAGTTGTAATTATAAGTTTCCCAAGTCTGTGTGTTTAAGCTTTCCCAAGTATCATTTGAAGTTGTCCACTTATCACTTAATCGATACCACCAAGGGCCAGCCGTCCAAGAAACAAGACGCGAAATAACGCCTGAAATATCTTGAATATGTAATCCGCGCCAAGGGTTTTCGCCAAATTTGTGGATGTCTAATAAAGTTCTATCTTCGTAAAAGCCAAGGTCGGTAAGAGTCCGATTTATAGCGCTTTCTGTCGACGGTGAAGCACTAGGACTTGCCGCGCCTTTATGATTCCGCGCAAAACTTAATTGGGGCCAATTTTGATCTTGAAATAAATAAACTCCGCTGTGATCCGCTAACCAAGAACCGCTACTTAGGTCAGTATCGTCAAGAGCAAAACGTCTGAAATCGTACTGTGAAGAATAAAGCCTAAATAATTTTGATCTAACAGGGGAGGAAAGTTTACTTACCTCAATCACATTTTGTGTAAAAGCTAAACCGTTCGGCGCTTGGTCTAGCCCTAACTGAAAGTCAGCCCATCTTAATGTTCCGGCTTCGCTTTCTTCGATTGTGGCTGTGAAATCAATCCAACCTAAAGCTGTCGCAACTGCCGCTTTTGTTCCCCTAATTCTTTGCCACTGAATACCTTCCGCGACCGCCTTTTGCGTATCCGGCACATAAGGTAAAATTTCCCCTAATCCGTATTCATAAATTAACCACCCAAGAATTGAGTCATTAATATTTGAAAATTTAGACGTTCTTATCGTTTCAGCCGATGCCCCAAGACGCGTAATAAGATCGCTCGCAAGCGAAAGGTCTTTTTCTAGTTGGCTCGAACTAGACGGGAGTAAGTCTGTGGTCATCTATCATAGCCAGCGAGGTTTATAGTTATAGAACCAAGCGCGGCGGCTGATGAATCATCAATGTCTAAGTCCAAAGCGGGGGTGTTTAATTCCACCCGCTGCACGCCAGCTAGGTGTAGCTTTTTAATTATCCAACTACGGGAAAGGTTCCACCCAAGACCGCCTTCGCTCGTAAAATCGGCCCGTATTGAATCTTCTAAACCTGTAAGAATTGAAGAAGGAGTGTCAGGGTATAAATATATATCCGCGGTTATCGGCGTTTCGATAATGTTGGCAGAAACCACACTTAAAAGGTCAGTAATGACTTTTACATCATCGCGTTGCATAGTCGCGTCCACGACACTTATTAATTGCGTGGATGCTGTGCCGTCGCCCGACGTACCCAACGCGGCGGTTCTAATTCTTAGCCGATAATCGTCATCATTTTCAGCGGGATTACTTATGCGAGTCACGCCGTAAGTAACGCCCAAAGTATCTAGCGCGTCCCCTGTTGTGTTTCTTATTGTTGTTCCTTCGTTACTAAGTATTGCGACTTGAACCTGACCACTTGCGGGACTCGTAACCAATGAATCCTGAACCCGGTCGTCGGATGTTAAAGCCTGATATCTATACCAAGAGCCTCCACCGCCTGTGCTAGATCCTTTAATTTTTTCTACTACGCGGGTGCGTAATGCTGTATCTGTTTCGCCTGTATTTCTAGCGACGTTATAAAAGTCGGCCAAATTATCTAAATCATTTCCTGTCGCCAGTCCCAATAAAGTAGCTTTAAACGCGTCATTGATGCGCTGTCTTAATAGCCCTTCTCTATAGGCCGCGACTTCTAACAATTTCATCGCGGGGTCGGAATAAAGGAACGCGTCGTAACCCGCATTTCTAGATTTAAAATCCGCAACTAATGCTGAAAAAATTTCGTCATAATTTAAAGTCTCAACAATTTGAGGATCGGGAAGATCAACACCTGTGACTGCCATTAGTTACCTCCGACGCGAAGATTGTTTATTTCAAATTCCGATCCGTTCACCAAATAAGTGAATGTCAAATCGAAGGTGGCGAAACCTGATCCTATGTTGGAAACTTTCACCTCGTTGCATTTTAGTCGAGGCTCCCATTTTTCAAGCGCTTCGACCGCCGCTACCCTTATTTTTCCAAGGGTTCTTTGGTTTAAAGGTCTGTCCAGCAAAACGGGTAGATCGCTTCCGTAGTCCCGTCGCATAACTCGCGTCCCCACACGGGTACTAAGTATGTCCCGAACTGATTGTTCAATGTGGGCAAAGTGCGTTAAGTCCTTGCCCGTTGTGGCGTTTACTCCTTGCATTTAATTCCACCCCTTTGTGCAGTTTAGAACTAGCCCGATGTGGTCGGACAATTTAACGAAATTGAAGATGTTGTTTGCGCGGGCGCGTAATCTATTTGGTCTTGCAAACGCGGATCGCTTTGGGCTGTATTTTGTGATTGCCCTGTAGAATGATCGCCCCTATTTAGTTGGGTTGCTACGTCTAAAAGTTGCTCTACATTTCTTTCGCCGTTATTTACAACTTGCGAAATCATGGAACCCGTATTTGTATCCCCTCTTAATAGCAGTTCCCATGACGGCTCAAAATTTTGCGCCGCTATTGTTTCAATTAAATTGTCATCAGAAATATTAGATAAATTAGATCGCAAACCTGTAATTAAATCGGCGGGATCATATTCATCTAAATTTTCGGTCGTTTGCACATCTGAAATTACGCTACGCACTAAACTTGCTTGGTTCGCTATATCGCCTGAAATAATTCCCGAAGTAGAAGCTTGATCCATTAGCTGATTAATATTCAAATTTCCCGCCGTCAAATTGCTTTGCAGAAAATCAAAACCGTTTTGGCTAGGAACTGAAAGCCCCGCACTATTGGCAACGCTGACCGCAAAATTAAGCATATTAGTCGTGTTAAATCCATCTACGGGATCTTCAATAAAACTCATGGCTTCCGATAGCGGGCCTAAATATTTATCCACCCCCGTCACGTTCATCGCCGCGCCTAAAATATCTTGCGGAATTGCATTTACTAACGAGCCGGAAACACCCGTTAAAGATGAAATATCTGATAAAGGGCCAGCCGCCGCGGTTACGTTTGTAAATAAACTGTCCGCGTTTCCAAAAGTATTTACCGCGTCCGAAATACTAGGTAAAGACGCGACCTGTCCTATAAGCCCCGCCGCGATACCCGCTACCCCACCGCCGTCGTTTAAATTTATCGGATCGCCTAAAAGGTCAAGAGATTTGTTGCCGGATAAGTCGTCTGTCATACCGACAATAGTGTCCGAGCAAAGAAGCTTTCCTTTAACGTGCATCGCATCGCAATCAACTTGAACGAAGGGGCTTTTTAAAATAATTTGTCCGCCCGCGTAAATTTTTGCGCTTCCCGGCGTTTCCACTCTTACTAAATTTTTGCCTAAATCAAATTCAATTAAGGTTCCATCGGCGAATATTTTCCGCCAAACATCATCGCGAATATCTTCAAGCGGCCCAAACTCATAACCGTTAGCAATCGTCCCAAAAGGGGATTCTTGCGGGGTCATAAAGTTTGCGCTCGGTAAGATTTGACCGTTTTCCATTTCCCCGCCAATGCAAAAAACGGGAACAATGTCGCCAATTTTTGGCGGTTGCCATTCACTAACACCGCCGCGGCAAACGGATGTGTTTGGTTGTATTAAAGGGAGCCAGCCGGATAAAAAAGAACTGTCAGCAACTTGTTCATTTCCGAACATAACTTTGGCCCGTATTTTCGTCAGATCGACTTCTTTAATAGTCGCCATTCGAATTAGGTTTGTTATGTGCCTTCCATGTTCTGTTGCTTCGAAGTTTCCTACTCCGCCCGTTGCCCTGTTACTGCGCTGTACTTGAAAACTCACGGCGTGCTAACTCGAAAAAATAACGACATACAGGAGGAATATCCTGATCTTTCTCTACGGTACTTGACCCCGCTGCGTAAAACTTTGCGGCTAAATGCAAAACGCCTTGCGCGTAGTAATGGCCATAGTTCGATGCACTAACTTTACCGCCAATAAAATCATCAGCCGCTTTAAGTGCGTCCGACACATACCCTTGGCAAGTTTCCTTATCTATTTTTTTTAACTGCAAAAAGCGCCCTAAATCCGCAGCGTTTATTTGGTAAGTTTTGTCGGGGACTTTTTTAGTTGTTGTTTTTTTCTTTGTTGTAGTTTTTTTGGCTGGTGTCATGGTGTAATGATCTCCTCTTCATATTCTACGTTGTCCTCGGGAATGTGGGTGCGTAGCGTTATTTGGTTAATGTGATCGACACCGCAATTATCTGGATAATTTCTGTCCCACAGACCTAAATCGACCCCAAGTTTATAAGTGTTGTATTTAATTTCGTAAGTAACGCGGATTGACCCAACAGGTATTTCGCCCTCGCGTTCGATATCTATTTCCGTCCCGACCATGAAAAGATTAGCGTGTTCGGCATCTGTAACCATTAAGCCGTGCAACGCGCCTTCTATTCCAAGGGCCAAACTATCAAGCTCGTCTTCTACATCGTCGAGGGCTTCTGCCACGCCTTCGATATCGACTCTTAAGACCCGTTGATAACCACCTTCAAATTCTGATTTATCAATAGGGCGGGATTCTTCGCTAGTAGCTGAAACAATTATTAACGGCATTTCTTCAGGGTATATTTGCGCCGAGCCTCTAGTGCTAAAAACGCGCCCTTCAGCGTGCGTCCAATATTCGCCGTTTTGCGTAACTGTCGCCAATCTGTCCGCTATTGCTTCGCGGAGTATTCGACGCGGATGTTTGTAATCGTGGGCCATTAGTCACGTAAGCTTGTTCTTTGTAAAAGCAAAGACATACCTGTATGTCCGTCTTCTTGAATATCTCTGATCCTGTAATTGGTTGACCGAATAGTTATTAAGTCGCCCTTTCTAGGTTCAATCGTAATATCTCTTCGATTAATTCCTAAAAGTGGTTGGGCTGAATTTACTGGCATCCCCGTGCGCGGGTCGACTGCCATGTAACTTTCTTGAAATATACCTTTCAGGGCATAAGTATTTGAATCGCGAGTTAAGGTCACAGGCTCGCCCATGACCTTTATCCCCGCCGACAAAGCACGATTTGCTAAGTCGTTAAGCATTACGCAACCTTGAAACCAACGATTTTTACATCTACTTGGTTGCCTGTAACTGCTACCACATAACCGACAGCGTCGTTTGAGGTAGTAGCGTCAAGCTTTTTAGAAGATGAATCGTAGTAAGCAATGTCGCCTTGAGCTAATGAAGCGGCTGTCTCTTTAGTAAATTCGAAAACGCCGTTTGTTGCCACAGCACCAGTTTCGCCGGAAGCGATATCGGTAACTGCAACTCCAACTAGGTTTCCTTCTACTACAAGATCGCCGGAGGCATAAGCCGCTGAAGCAATTAGATCTAAATTAGATCCTTTTTGTACTGAATTTTTCATTAATTTAAACTCCTGTGGATTTGTAGAAGCCTCTGTGGTTTAACAGAGTAGTTCCAAAATCAAGACGGGCATAAATACAAACGCCGTCAGGATCGCGCTCGGAAACTGTGTCTACTTGTGGGCCACTTTCGCCAGCCAAATATCCATGAGCAATCATGTCAATTTGTGAAGGATTAGCGGTTACATAATAAACAGCTTCAGATGCATCATCCAAACGAGGCTCAACGATCAAGCTCAAAGAACCTGTGAAGATATTTACATCTCCTGTGGTCGCTGGCTGGATAGGTGAAAGGAATTGCTGCGCCGCTGTTTCCAAGCTAGTAGGAACTAAAAGGAAGTTAGGACGAAGATTAACCTTGTTGCCCGCTATGTCAGTTTGCGTTCTAAGTGACTTTCTTGCATCGCTTATTGCAGATGTACCGATAGCACCTGTTCCACTGTTGCTGTGATCAGCATGGAAAAGAGCTTTAGAGTCTGCGCTAAGTGTTGCGTTTCCAGTAATTAACGCCCAAACCTGATTACTTTCAAATAAGCTCATGCCTCTTCCGATCATGGAAGGGATACGGCTTAAAGCATCAAGATCATCGTTGATAATTAGCTGTCTAGTAACAGAAATTTTCTTTCCGTAAGTAGAGATTTTCCAGCTAGAGCTTTGCTCCTGAATAGTGGCTGATCTATACTCGCCGCCCTCTAGGAGTGGTTCTGGCAAGATCTGACCCGCTACTTCAAGTTCCGTTACGGCCTTAAAGTCAGGTAAATTTCTCTGTCTAGAAAGTGGACGCCATGTTTGCTGTTCTTCAGCGTAAGCGGCTAAAAGACTTTTATTGGCTGTGTTAGAAAGTAAAAGTGGAAAATCACTTGTGGAGTGCATTGCACGCCTAGCGATTTCGCTACGGGACATTCCTTGAATGTTTACCCCGTTACGCTGGCAACTTTCTTTTGCCATATCAAGAAGGCTGCTAGAGACATATTCTCTTGCGGCACCTTCCCATTCGCCCAAACCAATACGTGCTTCAAGGGCTGCCTCCATACAGGCGGAGCGCTTTTGAGCCTCGTCTTCAGTTACTTCCACAGACGATGTTGTTGGAACGGTAGGTTGATTTTTTGCCCATTCGTCAATAACGAATTTGCGAGTAGCTTCTACGGTTGATCCTTCTGACTCTAGCTTTTCAGATACCGAAGCATCTAAACCAGCGGCGCGAACTGTGCGGCGAATTTCCGCAACACGACGACGCTCTGTAGCTAAAGCAGCTTGGATTTCCGCTGAAGTGTCTTGAGCAACAGGAGCTTCGACTTCGATTTCACGAGTCTCTTCTACTGGTGCGTCTAGATCACGGATTTCATCCATTGCAGTTTCCTTTTTTATAGGATTGTCGTTTAGTTTAGGCGAAATTTCAGAACGCACTTGCGCTTGAGCATCCGCGGGAATTGGGACTAACGATAATTCGTGAGGTTCCCAATCTGTGGCACGAAGAACGGGTTGCCCCTTTTCTTCGCTGCGCTCGTAGTTCCAAACCTTGTATCCGACCGAAACTGATCGGATTATGCCGTCCTTCACATCGTTGAAAATGGGAGTTACGTCATCGCGGTTTGAAAAACGAACAAGTGCGCGACCTTGATTTTGTTCATCAATATATGCACGCTCAACTACTCCAACAATGTCGGATAAGTCGGCGGCACTATGAGAATTTAATAAAGGTGCGCCATTATTGAGCCTATCCATACGGATTGACTCAGAAGACATGGACAACTCTTCTAGGTAAGGCCCGTCGAAGTTGCTTCGCTGAACACGAGCGCCAGTTGTCCAAACGACTTCCGCTGTTCTTTTTTCAACATCTACAGACTCAGGATTAAAAAGTGCCCGCGTTTGTAAAAGTTCGTCTGTCATAAGGAATTTTCCTCCTCTCTAAAGTTTAAAGGTCGGACTCGTACTAGCGCCAATAGTTTGGAATTAGTTGGAGGCCAATTTTAAAGATGGGAACTGAAAGCTCGTTCAGCCTATCTTATTCCCCTTCGTTGCTTTGTGCAGAAGGGTCAATGTGTTGCGCTTGTCCCGCGCCTGTAATCTTTCTAGGGTCGCTGTCTAATGTAATTCCCAGAGAATCTAGCCTGTCATTATCTTGCTTGATCTCTGAAAGTACCTCTTCAGGGTCATATCCGTTTTCTTTAATAGCTTCGGATAATGACATTAAGCCGCCACGAACTGCGTCAATGGTGGCATTAATTTCTTTCGAAGGATCAATTAATTCGCGTTTTGGAGGTGTCCATTGCGCGGTAATTCCATCCATCTTTATTCCGCTTGCCGATGCGGATTGGACAAACCACTTCCAAGTGGGATTCAATAGTTGAGGCACGATCATGTGCCAGCGCCAAGCTTCAATATTTCTATGAAATTCCAGCCATCCCATTCGGCCCGACGAAAACGACGTATTGTTTAAGTCGCCAGTTAGTGCTTCGTAAGTAATACCGAAACCCGCTGCTATTTGCAAGAGATATTGACGAGAGATCTTATCGAAGTCGCCAATAGTCGGAGGATTTGCAAATCTAAGGTCTTTTCCCGGCGGCAAAATTTCAATCATTCCCGGTTCTATTTTATCTATTAATTCAGTTCCCATGCCCATGTCCGGCGACTCTGTATCAATAGCGAAAGCGGCAAAACAAGCTGAAATTTTTTGCTTTAAAAGTTGCGCGTCGGTGTAATCTTCAAAATCCCTCATCCTTAACATTACGGGCGCGGCCCAACTAACTCCCCTGTTCATTCCCGGCCTGTCTTGCCTAAAAATATGAAGTATGTCGTCAGCGGGTACGCGGGTCGATGTAATGTTAGTTACTCTTAAATGTCTTTCTCCCGGATGTTCGTCATAAATATGATAGGCAACGCGCTTGCCTTTTTTGTTGTATTCGATCCCGTCTTTTATATACCCTTTATTCTTTTCGAGGGTTACGTCTTTCGAGTTGTCTAAAAAATCTGGCTCAATAACTAAAAGCTGCAGCGGAATTTTTTGATCGGGAGCTATAACACGACGAATAAGACATTCACCGCTTTCAACCACTGTTCTCATGCACAGCGCTTGTATTGAATAAAAATCCGAGCGCCCCAAATAATCACATTGGCTAGGATCATTTGCCCAATTATTCCAAAGATCCGTAAAAGTTTGCGATCTTTTTTTACTTCTTTGCGCCCGCGCTTGCCCAATAATTCCTGTGCCAATTGTATTGGAAACAATTACCCCAACGGCTTTATTCGCATAACTACTATTGCGGATTAAATCCCTTGATCTATCGCGTAATATTTGGCGGCTTCTTTCCGCGGCGGCATCTGCACTCGAAGATGATGCTAACCAATTTTCAGCGCGACGACCTTTACTCGCTCCGTCATATTTACGAAGCAAATCGATTTGCGTTCTAGCTTGCTCCCTTTTTAAAGCCACTTGCGGGTTAATAGCCGCGACAATTGAATCGAAAAAATTAGCCATTTTTAGAAGTCCCTCTGAAAGCTGACGAACTTACGACTTGCGGTGCCAGTACCCAATTTGCTTCTTATTAAATCCCTCGTCATTAATAATTCTTTTAGATCGCGATACCAAACTTCTTTGTCATCATATTTGACACGTAAAAATCCGCCCGCTATCGCTTCCTCCACCGCTGCAAGCCCTGCTTCTGTAAACATAACTTAATCCGCCTTTTTTTTGATTATATCTCTATAAAAAGCTTGAACGCCTTCTTTTGATCTGTTTTTGTTGGTTTTCTTTGGTTTTTTGAGCATTTATGGAGCTATTTAAGCCATTTTGATTTAGCTCATATTCCCATCTTTCTTCTGTCCAGCGTTGCGCCCCTACCGCATCGAAAGCCGCCCTCGCGTAAACACGACAATCCAATGCCTCGTTGCGTTCTCGCGTTTTTTCCCATTGATATTTATGGTATCCCCTAACAATTCGGCTCACTAAACCTTCCGCAGTTAGTTGTTTAAAAAATTCCTCCGAATGTTGGGGAAAATGGCACCACCCTGTCGGTAATTCTTCATCTTCATCTGTAGGTTTTGTCCGGCGGAGCCAACCGTAAAGCTCCGATTTTGCCACGCTTACTCCTACGGGCCAAACCTTTATTCCTGATTTTATTTTCCGGCCTTTTAAAGTTAATTCGACTGGGCTCGGCTGACCCAAAATTGTTGATTGCTGTTCGCGCCCTTTAATCGCCATTACTTTTATTTGGGATTGGGATCTTACCCACCTATAGACTTCTTGGGTTCTATAACCCGTGTCTATGGCGGTCATGCGAATAGGGATTTGGATACCATTAGAAGCCTGAAAGGTCAATTGAATAGTCTTTGAAAGTTCTTTCCAAACATGATCTTCCGCGGTGTCACCACTTAAAACTATATAGTCGAGGCTCCAACTTTCTAAATTTTTACCCCAACCCACGATCTCCATTTCCAATCGGTTCTTTTGAACGTCAATTCCAGCGGTAATAAAAACAACACCGTCGGGAACAGTCCCAAAAGAATATTCCTCCCGTCGATGATATAAAGTTTCCCATTCCGGCGCTTCCCCTGTATCAGCCCACGCAATTCCGAGGACAGTATTGTTAAAAACTTTTAATAAATTGTCGTCTTTTTGCGCGGCCTCGTATTTTTCGACGCACTCCCTCCAACTGAACCAACCAAGGGGTGAATATAATGACGAAATATGATAAGAGCGATATTTTCCATCAGGGTTTTGCGGTGTCCAAACTCCGCGGGGCAATAATTTATTTTTATGATGCTCCTCAAATAACTCTTCGCAATGTACACATTTATATTTCACAGTTTCCGGCTTTTTTTCTTCCCAAACCATTTGTTCCCAAACTAAGTGCTGAAAAGTACCGCAGTGAGGACAAGGGATTTCATAAACACGCATATCCCCGCCCATAAATTCTTTTTCAATTCGGGAACGGTTCGCGACAGTTGGAGTACTTGTCCAAAAACTTTTGCGGCGGCTAAATGTTCTCGTTCTAGCTTCAGCCAACGCACAAGGATCGCCCTCCCCGTCAATATCGCCAGCAAATGAGTCCACTTCGTCAAGAAATAAAAATCTCACGGGCAAAGAGCGCAAGCCAGCGCTACTATTCGACCCAGTCATGATTAGGACACCCCCTAAAAATTCCTTTGCCAACATCGAATTACCACTATCCCGTGATCTCGGGTCTTTTACTTTTTCTCTTAGCCGAGGAGATTCGTCTATTAACGGTGCTATTCGCGTTCTAGAATTCCGTTTTGCTAATTCCACTGTGGGCTGGACTGCAAGCGTAGGGCCGGGTGACATATCAATTATGTACCCAATCCAATTATTTCCGGCCTCAGTTTTACCAATTTGTGCGCCCGCCATAAAAACTACTTTTTCCGTCGAGCTATTAGCTGAAAGCTCGTCCATAATTTCTACTAAATAGGGAGTGCGAGAATTTTTCCACTTTCCCGCCTCCGCTGAAGCTCTTTGCGAAAGTACCCTGTGCGCTTGTGCCCACTCGCTTACAGTAAGTTCCCTGTCCGGCCTTATAGCCTCCGAGGTAACATCCCAAACTATTTCATTTGCTTTAGCTAATACCATTTCTGTCCGCCAAAGAAGTTAATGCTGATTTTATTTCCCTTTGCATAATTAACATAATTTCGTGTCTCATTTCGGGATCTTTAACACCAGCGGTCGCTGATATTTCGTTCACAATTCTTATTGGGATATTTTCAATCGCGTCCCGTAAAAGACGCACCGTTTTAAATTGTTGAATTTTTACGTCGTCCGCCTTAACGAGCATCCCCGCTTTTTCCCTAAATTCTAATTCTAATAATTTGGCTTTAAATTGTTCCCCGTATGCGCGGGCTTTTGTGTAGCTAATATTTGGCGGCAAATCCGCGCCTTTATTGAATAGCTCTTTTTCTTCTGTTGGTGCGTTTCGCTGTTGGCTGCTATTGGTATTTTCTTTCCATTCTCTTATCGCTAAATTTGGTTCTATTAACCAACCCCGTTTCCCTTTAATCGCGCCCTCCTTAATTCGGCCCTCTTTGATTGCTTTGCGGACTGCTTGAGGACTAACCTTTATTTGGTCAGCAAAATCGGAAAGTTTTATGGCCATTAAGATTTTTTGCGTTTAAGCCAAGAAGCGTGCTGCTTTTGTTGACTTTTTATTTTTCGGCAATGTTCGCAGTCACAGATTTTTGTCATCTGATTACCCTCAAATAATAAGAGTCACGTTCTTTAGCACTATAAATCGGACACTCCCAAGGAAAGACAACCCACTCTTTTTTTACCGTATATTCGACCGCGGTGTACCAATAAGGCTTTTTGCGGGTTATCCATACCGCGTAAGAGCAACCAAAAATGTCTTTGTATTTTTCAAGGGTCGAGCCTGTGCTGTAAATACTGTCAACAATAATTGAACATTCTTCAGGACTGTCGAGCGTAGGAAGTTCCAAATAATTAGCTAAAACAGTCGCTAAAATTGTGCCGCTTTTGGGTACACCGTAAACTCCATTAAAGGCTCGGCCCTCGAATTCCGCCGCTAACCTGAAGACGGCTTCGTCTAAGGAAGCCCAACTCAGAAGTCTCATTTTATGTTGGTAAAGCAATGACTTAGGCCTCGCTCCGCGGGCTTTAATGGTATATAATCGGAATGTACGCAAGGAGATTTGAAATGCAAACTAAAATTTCTATCGTTCGCGATTTGTGGAGTAACGGCGATAAAATCGGCGCTCTTAAGATAGCGGCTAAATTTCCTCAACTTGGCAACGAAAAACGAGATATTACTACCGCATGGGCCGCGGTAACTAATCCCGGTTTTTACAGGCAAATAAATAAAGACCCCGAAGAACTTATTGAAACGGGACTGGATGCCATGAGAGAAAAATATAAGCTTAATTAAATTCATTAGGCCAAAACATTCCAAAAGAGCGTTTTACCTTTTGACAATTTTTGACACATTTCCCACGCTTTTAGATCGTAATTGCCACATGAGGGGAACGGAGCTTTATATCCACAAGACCATGAAAAGTCTTTTGGATACTTATGCAACGTAACATTTGGTGAATAAGTTTGCTTTTCGTTTCGACTTGCTAATCCGACAACCACACCATGAACAGGAATAGGATCAAAAGCTTTTCCTAAACAACGAGCAAGCATTCCCGAACCTGTCGCCGCCCATACTTGGTCTACTTTCCCAACCATTGAACGAACTAATTTCATTTGATGGATAAATGGGTTTGATGCTTCTGACACATCAAAGCCTAAAGGTAAAAACAAAGCCCCTTTGTCTTTTGCGTATTTTTTTGCTTTTGATTGAACATTAGACATATAACCATACGGAACCTGATAAATAGTTGCACCATTTTTTAACGCTTTTTTTTGTCTAATATGTAGCTCTTTTCTTTTTGCATAAAACAACGTCACTTTGGTTTTTGTTCTGCCACCCCAAACTGAAAGTGCATACGGAGCACCTCCACAAAAAGGGCCGCCGAATACAACTTCTTTTGCATCCTTAACCAAGTAAGGCAAAAACCTCATTTTTGAACCACCGGGAACAAGATCATCACGAACTACTAGAAACCGATTGTGTTCTTCAATAATCGGTTTTGGTTGCCACCATTCATTAGGCATTGATTAAAGCCCTCGTTTCAGAATTACAGGCAACATCAACGACTAAATGAATCCTCGTTGTTTGACTTGTGTTTTTAACTGCGTGTGGTTTTCGAATGTCTAAATAAAAAAGAGATCCAGCGGGGAAGTGAGACATTACCTTTTCCCCTGATAAATTCCACGAAGAAAAAATACACCCTGTCCCCGTTTGCAATGGAATATGTAGACGAGCAATCCGTCCGTTAGCTGTTCCGGCATTTCTATCTGTAATGTCTGCGTGTCTTGCTAACTCGCCATTGTTTGCTTGCAATCGCATTAGACGAACTCTTTCTAATTTGCCGGGTATAGAATTTGCCAATTTCCATACAGTCGGAAGACTTGTAGCTGCTGATGTTGGCGCACATTTAGCTAATAACCTTTTCGGATTTGACAGCTTCCATCCTTTCGACATCTCTTCGGGTTTAATAATAAATTGAGGATCATTCGGATCAAAACCCTGCAACGCAACCGCCGTCCAAGATTTGCGTTTGTTGTAGGAACTATAATGTTGCTCCCACGGTGGCTTAAATTGATTGATTTCTTTTAAACACTGTTGAACTGTTTCAACATCTGCTCCTTTCCCTAATAATTTTAAAGCCGGAATGTCAGACTCAAAAAGGGAACCGGAAACCCGTTGAGTTTCGTTGACATTTTTAACGTATAAAGTTTTTATGTCAGACGAAGCAGATACTTTTGTGGCTACTGATGAGAATCCTAACTTTAGGATAACGTCTTGTACTCGGCTGTTTTCTGCGTGGACTTCAACCCATGTAGGCCGAGGGCCAGCGTTTTCTCTTAATTTTGTTAACAGGGTATTAATTCCAGCCGTTGTGCCAGCTATCGCCTTAACTTGTAAATCATTTTTCAATACAGCAATTTTCCTTTGAGCAAAATCAGTCTGTAAGCTTTTTGATTTAGATAGTCGAAAAATAGCAACTGCCGTGATTTCTGATTCAGAACGAACCCAAGCGAGTTGTTTGTCCTTTAAAGCAGTGGCGATGTCTCTTTCTTTGGGTAATCCAAATGCACCGTATGTATGTGGTTTAAATTCCTTTTTGAAAATTGCGGCGACTTCTTTTAAAAAAGAAAGTTCAAACCCTAACGCCCAAGCGGGATCATCCATTATAATTCTCCTCCAATTGATTCAGCCGTTACTTTTTCGCCATATTCTGTTGCTTCTGGCTCCTGTTCGTGGTCTGCTAAATCTTCGTTAATCTCACCAAATTCACATTCGCCGCACGCTTGCGTTGCTATACGCGGGTCGCCTTTACAGAAAACCAATATATTTTGATGAGTTTTGCCTAGTTTTCTTGATACTTCGAAATATTGCCTAGTCCTAAGTGGAAGGCTCCCCGCCATAGTTACTAATATTGCTTCATTGTAATAACTAAGGCCCGCGTCTAAAAATGCCTGAATAGTATCACCCACAAAATTGTAATAGCCGCCGTCTTTTTTTCTAATCTCGCCAACTACTATCGCGGCGAACCGATTGTCTTTTAAGAGGCTGCAACTATCCGCGATTATTTTTTTATATTTTTCAATAAACTCAGGGTATTTCATATTGCTTAAGTCTTGAGGATCATCGCTGTATTTTTCTAAATCCGCGTAAGGCGGGCAAGTAAAAACCATGTCCGCCTCTAGATCAGGAAGCAAAGTTTTTATTTCTAAACTGTCTCCCGTTTGCCATTTAATATCGCATTCCGGTGCGACGACTGCGGCTTGTTGTTCGTTGGCTAATACTTGTTCTTCCCTTAGATCAACGCCGAAATATTTACGGTCACATTTGCCCGCTACTATCCCTCGAACGCTTCCGCCCGCAAACGGGTCAAGGATTAAAGAGCCGGAAGGCGACCACCACCTATAACAAAGTTCTGCTAATACAGGGTCAAAAATACTTGTCGAGCTAGCCAAAACACCAGTGCGCCCAAGAGTTTTTGCCAAATTGTCATAACCTAAAATATTTTCATCGCGGCCTTCGTCTGACTGTATGCCTAAATTAATCCAATGTTTTTTTCTAGTTTGCCACCAGCCTTCGCGGGCGTTTAAAACTGAAAATGGTGGGATACCAAAACTTTCAGCCAAAGATCCCTGTAGTTCTTTTGGATCACCGTAAGCTAGTGGATCGCCTTCGGGTTCTGTTGGGTCATTATCTCCGAAAATATTTTCCATATCATCGTCAAATAAACTATCTAAAGTTTCCGGCCCGAAGCCAAGAAGGTCTAAATCAAATTCGCTAAGTTTTAAATCCTGTAATTCTTCACGCAAAAGACTTTCATCCCAACCCGCGTTTTGCGCTAGCTGGTTGTCTGCTATTACATAAGCTTTTTTTTGCTCCGGCGTTAAATGTTCCAAGGGAACGACAGGCACTTCCGTCATTCCTAAATCTTTTGCCGCTAGTAAACGACCGTGCCCCGCAATTATTCCGTTTTCGCCGTCGACTAAAATCGGATTTAAAAAACCAAACTGTGTGATGCTCGCGGCTATTTGCGCCACCTGATCTGCATCGTGGGTGCGGGCGTTTTTTTTATAAGGTTTAAGTCTGTCGATGCTCCAAACTTCGACACGCTTTGCCATCGAGGGGTTAATACTACTGTCCATTTTTGGGGCTTTAAATTGTTTACTAGATTATCGGACTGTCGCAACTTTTACGCAACCGTCTTTCTTTTTCCCGTTACTTAATCCCGTATTTTAAAACCAGTTTTTTGCTAGTTTTTTTTCTCGTTACGGACTACGTTTTCAGCCCGCCCACCAGACCCCTTGCAAATACTAGATATTTTTTTTTGCGCTACCCCAAGAATTGTCAAACGCTAGCGTTTTTTTGCGCCGGGGGGCCGCCGCTAAGTAAAAGTTGTCAAAGTACCTTTTGGGAGGGGGTGCTTATTACCTACCGAAGCCGCGAGCCATTCCATCTAGCACGCGTTTAACTTCTGTTTCTAATGCGTTAATCATTTGGCGCTCGACAGTATCCATTATCGAAACACCTCCTTTACTCTTTCCGAGCGTTATACCTGAAATACTTGGCCCCATTATTACCCTTAAAGGCAATCGCCCAACGTACTTACTTGCCTTCTTCATACGCACAAAAGGAAGGCTGTGGCTTTGCCCTGAAGGGGACGCGATAAAACCTTTAGGAATTCTCACGTTTGATCCCTTATAAATTGAAAAGGATATACCGCCTCTTTTTACTGCTTTAGCCGCAAATGACATTGCAGTAATAGGCTCATAACTAGCCCTTACGTGGTATTTAAAATTATTTATTTTTGAGGCTTTTTTAGGGATGTCTTGTTTTATACGTTTCGCAGAGATTTTATACTTTTGCCGTATGGCCTTCGATAGTAGGGGACTTCCACGGTTTGCAGTTTTGCGCACCGCTGTGCTTATAGCTTTTTGTGCTTGGGGTGCCGTCATAGCAACCAAAGCCGCTTTAACTTCTACGTCCCCAAAAATGTCTACGTTTATTTGCATAGGTTCGTTCCGGCCTTATATATATTATCCAATAAGTAAATGTGGCTGCTAGGCATACGGCTGGAATTATCCAACTCATCTAAGGCCACGTTCTCGACTACCTTTGAACCATTTAGGTTTTACCAAGGGTTGGGTTTTTATAAGCCGATTTAATTTACCTAATCGTCCTACTGTTGATTTTATCCCGTGGGCTTTAGCGTAATTAATTAAGATCCAAACCGTTTTATAAGCGTCTTTCATAAATTAAAAGCCATGCTCCAAGGTGGGCTAGAGGGAGGATTTTTACGGGTAGGAAATAAATTATAAGCGATAGAAACTCGCTCTTTATTACTTAAATTATGATTAGGTTCGTGCAATAGGTAAGAAGGAAAAAATAATAAATCGCCTATTTCAACAGGTATAGAAACGTCGTCGTGCCAAGTATGACGGACAATTATATCAAACTTAGTTTGGGCCGTGTTTGTTGTAGGGCTTTCTCGCGGGCTATCCCGAAAGGAAAGTGACATTTCTTCACCCTGTAAATATAAAACGGCGGAAATAAATGAATCAGCGTGGCCATGAAAACCAAATCCTTTTTGTTGCGGCGGTTGATTATTGGCCCACGCGCTTACTATTTTCCATTGGTCAATTCTTTCAGTTTTAGGGCAAATTCGTTGTGCTTCGGTTTCGACTGCGTTTTGAAGCTCGGCGAAGATCGGATTATTAAAAACCTCTTGATATACAAAATCGGTCGATTCATTCTGCCATTTTATTATTTCATTTATTAAGCTTTTGTCGACTTTGCTTTTGCAAACTGTTGTAGGAAATATTTCAATCGTTTCGTGTTTCATTAAAGGTGCCTGTTTATTTGGAGACTATATCAACGACTCTTAGAAGACCGTCAGCGTAAAAACCTAAAAGGGAAAAACCGAGCGCCATGCTAATTAAGGTGGCGTTTTTATTGTGCTGATCTATTGCTTTTTTTATCATTAAATCGACTTCGTCTTTAGCGAGAGGATCTAACATGACGGGGTCGAATTTTTTATTAGTTTAGCAATTATTTTTCAGCCGCGTAAAGAGCAAAAGATTGTGCGGATATTTGCATCATTAATTGAAGAATTTTGTCGTGTTCCTTTTCGTCGCACGTTGCTGCTTTAACGAAACAGCCTGTCAATGTCGCCGCCACGATCATTAGTTGAAACATAACTACGGCAAAGACAAGCTTAATCGCTAACAATTTCATCACTTCTTGGTGTAAGGAATTCCCCTATAGCAAAGTTTAACTGATGAATTTTTTGGAGTTTGGCAAGTCATTTTTAGCGCCTATAATGCAGCCCCGTTCCATGCTGCTTAAGGTTGCGCCCGATAATATGGGTGAACGTGTTTCTATTATAAATCGTTACTTTTTATTTCGTAGTTCGACGTGGCACACTTTTTTGAAAGGGAGGCAATTCAAAATGCTTTCTAATAATGTTTTCAGTCTCTAAAAAACATTCAATTTCTTCCGGCGTTAGATCGTCGACTGTTGATAATAAATTATCTATCGCGACGATTAAATTAACGCCTTTACGCTTGGTAATCCGTAAACCAGATCTTCCGAACATACTTTTAAATCGGTTATGCGGCTATTTTACGCCCTGTGTATAGGTTGGGCAGGTTGGGCAGAGGTAGGGCAGACGAAATCCATTACAGGCCAAGCGGTTGCCTTACCTGCCTCTCCTACCTTACCTTTCTCTAAGAGTTTAATAATATAGAAGAGGGTAGAGGGGAGGGGGATAAAAGGGAAGTTTGGAAAAGGTTGGGAGGTTAGGCAGCAAAAGCAAGAAAATTAGTTATTACAAGCGATTGCCGCGCCCTACCTCAGACCCGCGAGGTTAGGCAGAAGCCCACCGTCGAACTGTTGAAGGGCTAACCGCGTAAATTGCCGCGATACGCTTCCAAGTCCAATTTTGTCGGCGCAAACGGTTAATTCGAGTGCGGGGAGTTTCGAGCGCCCTAAGAAATAAAATAAAAGGCAACGAAAAAAGAACGGCGATCCAAGCCGCATAACAAAGGGGTTTCATCGGTTTAAAAAAAGGTTATAGGCGACCAAAGCTACGAGCCGCCGTATGAAATTACTCTACCCTAAAACGATACTGTCGCGCCATATAACGGTTATATCTTCGGGTGGTAACAAATAAACATTAAAAATAAACTCGGCCACTTTCAGCGAGACATATAAATTTATGAAAATTACTAGGAAAATAATGTATAGCGGCGGGCCTTCGTTCATTAGCAATCACAAAGATTAGGGTGTTCTCCTGTCGCGCAATATTGCTGAGTAAAACCCGCGGCTTCTTCGCAAGTGTAAGCATCAGCTTTTCCGGGAGTAGACCAATCAATAGAACCCATTCCGCTATTCGTGCAGCCAGCAAGAACAAAAAATAAAGGTAAAAGGAATTTCATAGGGAGTTTTTTTTAAAAGTCTAAAACTGATTGGGTGTATTTTTTATTGTTGTCATCAATTGGTTCAAGTTTACCCGTTTTTAATCGTTGGTTAGCTATCTCGATATATTCTTTATTTATTTCGCTACCTATAAACCGTCGGTTCATTTTTTTACAAACTAAAGCGGTCGTGCCTGTCCCTACGAACGGGTCATAGATAATATCGTTTTCTTCAGAAAAATTAGTAAGGATATTTGAAACTAGCTGTTCGGGGAAAATAGCTTTATGACCTTTATAATCTGATTTTTGGCGCTGTATTAGCCAAATGTCTTCTAAGGTTCCTTTATCGAAGGAGGCGCTTTTAAATTGTCTGCTAATTGCATTTTCTTTTTCAAAAACGAAAATTAATTCAGTTCTTCTATTTAGGACTCCTTTTTGAATAGACGGTTCGGCTCGGCCTTTATCCCATACGATTACTTCTTTTAGATAATCAGAATATTCCCCGATCATTTTAAAGACCGATCTTTTGCTGCCAGTTACTATCGCGACATTGTAAAAAATTAAATTGCTTACGCGTAATAACTCGTCAATGACTTTGGTGTGAAAGTTGTAATATTCATCAACAGGTAAATTATCCGAAAAATCAGAATATTTAGATCCGCCAGTTTCATCTATTATTTCCCGCGAGCAATATTTTTTATTTCTGATCCTTAGATTTAGGTTGTAAGGCGGGGATGTGATCGTTGTTTTTATAAAATTATCAGGAATTTTTTTAAGGGTAGTTAGGCAGCATTCATTGTATAAGTAATTAGTTTTCATACTTTGTACCATTCCCACTGACGGCGACCGTTTACCGTTATGCGCTTTTTGTCGTAGCCAAGCCGCTTTAAAACATCAGCCACTTGCATTTGATCGGCTTTCGTTTGGCGGTCTAAAGGTTTTTCAATCGCGGCTCGTAATAAAAGTTCAGTGGTTAAAGTTTCGAAAGGTTTATTGTCGATAAATTCTTCAATCGCTTTTTGCCAAGGCGACGCTACTAAATAATCCTGATTTTCATCGTCAACTTTTATTTCGCCTGTCGCGTCTAAATAATTGGTTTCCCCTTCTTTGTAAGCTTTAACAATGCCCGACCAAATCGCATCTCGCTCAATTATTAAATTGGGAGTATCAATCGGGTCGGTGATATTTTTCGTTACGGGTATGCACCAAAATCTTCTATTGCCCGTTTCGTCCATCAGAAAATTATTTCGGTTTGTACTGCCTACAATTATCCCGCGGCGGGGAAAAACCTCCGTCGATTTACCGTAAGGCACCCGATAAATATCGGTCGACTGACTTAAAAATGCTTTTATTAAACCCGCTTGCTTTTTAGTAGTTATGTGATCAAGTTCGCTCATTTCCATAATGAAAGAGCGATGTAACACCATTAGGTCGTCTTTTGATCCTATGTCTTTGAGGCTGTCAGAAAAGAACGGCCCGCCTAATACGTTCCAGAAAGTTGATTTTCGTGCGCCTTGGCATCCGATCAAAATGCACGAGGTGTCATGTTTACATCCCGGTTCGTAAATTCTCTTAACCGCGCCGATCAATGATTTTTTTAACATCTCATCGTAAAGGCATCCGGCTTCATCTTCCGGCCTTAAGTATGTAGTGGAAAGTGCGTCTACATAAGTCGGTTTTACTGTTTCGCTTACGAACTCTAAATAGTTTTTGACAGGGTCGTATTCGTTTTCACGGGCGACCTCGACGAGGCAATCTATCGCCAATTCTTTTGGTACTTTATAACCCATTTGGGCAAGCGTTAAATAGAAGCGATCTATTCCCTCAATAGGTTTTTCGTTTATCTCTATTTCCTGTGTAAAAACATTAAAACGAATATTATCGGAAACGCGCTGTTGACGTAAAATTGTTAAAAGTTCAATCGCTTCTAATTTGCGTAATTGGATTGCGCCGCTGTCATTATCGGGGCGAGTTTGTTGTTCTTGGTTAGTTGTATTTTTATATTGCCGCGTTGGTAAATCAGGTATCCAACCGTCTTGTTTTGCGTACTCGTGGAGCGTTCCTAAAGTGACCGAGCCGCCCGCTTCAAAGCTGTTCCATTTAGCATCGCAAATCCCTTGTTCATATTTAGCGGATTGGCTAGACCAAGAATCCCAATCAAAAAGTAAACTATCATCTCCTGTGCTATGAAGAGCCATTCCTACTTTTAGCCATTCGTCGTAATCATCAGACCGTCCCGCACTTAATGCGCGTAAATAAGACCGTGCGCGTTCGCTGTCTGTTTTAGTGACATAAGGTGCTTTATTTGTTTCCCGCTGTTGGGGTTTTAGCATTTGGCGCAACAATATATCCGGCGCGTCTGCTATTGGTAAATCATTAGGGGCGCGTCCTTTTAACCATCTATATCCCTTTGTTTCGGGGTGATAGCCCAATAAAATACTTTGGCATCCGTCCCATCTAAGTTCAAGCTTTTCTTGCTCCTCTTTACCCTTAAATTCGTTAAAGCTACTTATCCGCGCTTTCCAAAGTTTTGTAGTTTTTATCCTGTCCCAATATTTTTCAGGGACTCTGTAAATAATTTGAAGGCGAGCATTTTTTGAGGAGGTACACGCCCAACTTTTTGGGAGATCGCCAAGCCCTTTTTGAAGGCCCAACAATTTTAATTCTTCAGAAGCCCCTTGCCCGTCGTGATCGACCATTAATAGCCCGCCGGATTTAGGGCCGGACATAACGCCTACAGAAACGCACCGCCCTTCAATTATTTCCCTTTCGACAGTTTTCTTTTTTTGTGGTTTGTTAGACCAGTCTCCGGCAAATTCGCCATAAGGTCTTTTATCCGGCCCACACGGAAGGAAGGCCCAACCATCGGGAAGCGCCCGAAGTTGTTCAATTAAATTTTCCGACATTTAATCGCTCTCTATCCAATCTAAAAGTCTTTCAAGTTCGGCGCTCATATTACGAACCACTTCAGCGCGAACAGGAGTTTTATTTAAAACTTTTAAAACTTCTAAACGGGTTTTTATTAGTTTTCGGAGTCTACTTTTTTCGTGCGAAACACCAGCGGCAAAGGCCACCGATTCATTAAATGCGTTTTTGTCCTGTAGTTCCATTTTTTATTCCTTGGGGGTTTTCGGAGCTTACCGTTTCTTTGGTAAATGAACCAATTTTATGGAGCGAGCTTATGTTAGCAAATGAGTATTTCTTCCATAAAGGAGCCTTTTAGCCGCTTCCGAACTGTGGGCCACTCCCGCAATTCCTCCCGCCGCGTTGACCACTTTAATGAAATGATCTTGCAAATCTGTGGCGTTTTTTTTAGGTTTTTTGACCTCAATAGCGGTAAAAATAGCCACCTTAGAACCAACCATGTCCTGTGTGATTGTTTTTGTTTTCCAACCAATAAGGTCGGACGATCCTTTACATAAACCGAAATGGACAAGTCTCCCTCCTTCGTCTTTTAAGGCACCCGTGTTATTTCGAAACAATCGGGTCGGCCCGCGTGATAAATCTAATCGAATTCTATTTTGTATCCCCTGCTCGCTTTGTTGGGTCATTTTGTTCCTTTAGTAATTAAGGCCGCGATTGCGCGGTTCCCTAGCCTTCAAAATATGATAAGCCCATTTGCGGTTGTAGCCTCGCCGATCTGCCACGGCTAAAAGCTCGGCCAATGTACGAGCGCGTCCGACCTCTTTTTTTTCTTCTTTTTTTACGGCTTTAATTTCTTCAAGATCCGTATCTATTGTTATGCGCTTTTGGTCTTTCGCACGAAAAACGTGGCCACACTCACATTGTTTGGTAATAGACATCAGCGCGGAAAAACAAACGGGGCAAACTTTAACGCTTATCGCGTCAGTTTTATTTTGCGTTCTTTTTTTTGCACCTTCTAAAGACCACTCCCTTACCTCGTTAGGCAAGCCGTGCTTTTTTACATTACCAACATGGTCGAGGATGATAGCCGTCTTATTTTTTTGTGGTCTTAAGCACCGCCCAACCTGTTGCAAGTAAACCGAAAGGGATAACGTGGGGCGCAATAAAAGGCATCCACCGACTGAAGGTATGTCCGTGCCTTCGCTAATAATTTCGCAAGAGGTAACTATTTTTATTTGACTTTTCTCAAGTTTTTTTAAAATTAATCGGCGCTCATGGGGGGGGGTTTTTCCGTCCAACGAAACGGCGGGAATATTATTTTCGTTAAAGGTATCGGCGACAATTTGAGCGTGGCGAACTGAACTGCAAAAAGCTATTGCGGTTTGGTTATATAAATATTTTTTATAATGCTTTATCGCGTCCCCAATAAAGTGTTGGGTCGTTACTTGCTTGTCTACATCCTCCCGTGCGTAATCGCCCGCACGTTTTTTTAATAAGGAAAGGTCTATTTGTTCCGGCGGCGCGAAAACTCTATAAGGAGCCAAATATTCTTGTTGCTGTAACTCGGCCATTTGCGGGCCTATAATCATTTCTTGGAATTTACTTTTAAGACCTTTTCCGTCGCACCTTTCGGGGGTGGCTGTAACGCCTAAAACTTTCGCCTCGCTAAAGGTAGAAATAATTTTGTCCCAACTACCCGCGACCGCGTGATGCGCCTCGTCGACGATTAATAATTGACAATAGTTATTGGGAAGAACATTTATGCGCCGGACTAAAGTTTGAACGCTGCAAATCTGAATATATTTTTCATAATCGGTTTCATGCCCGCGGGCTATTATTCCGAAACCTAAACCCAGCGCCTTTAAAGAATTACAAGTTTGGTCGATTAGTTCTTGTCGGTGGACAAGTATTAAAACTCGGTTTTTTTTCTTAATTGCTTCCCGCGCTATGTGGCAAAAAACGAAAGTTTTCCCGCCGCCTGTTGGTAAAACATAAAGGAGCGAGGATATTTTTTTAGAGTAGAAGTATCTCAAAGTATTTACATTCTCCCGCTGGTAATGTCTCAGACTAATTTCCATTTCTCCGGCCCTTTGAGGTATTGACCCGAATCACCATATATGAAATAAGTGTTTGAAATCAATATGTTAGTAAGTATAAAGAGGGAGGTGGCAATAGATGAACGGAGCCGCTAAGATACAAGCCGACCCCAAATTAACCCCAGTTATGCGCAAGGATGTGCGGCTTTCGAACGCCGAATATCACGCCCGCGACGAAATAAACAAAAGTCGCCTCGATGCTATCGCCAAATATCCGGCTTACTACAAAGCGGAATACATCGACAAGGTAATTACTAGAACACAAACACCCGCGATGCTGATCGGCTCGGCTTATCACAAGCTTCAGACCGAACCGCAAAATTTTCATGACGACTTCGCCGTCGCGCCTAAAATTAACAAACGGACTAAAGCGGGAAAAGAAGCGTGGGCCGAATTTGAAAAGCAAGCGGCTGGCAAAGATCTAATTGATGAAGAAGATTATGCCGTCATTGAAAACATGGTCAGCTCGGTTTTAGATCATCCGGCTGCGGGCAAATTAATGGGCCTAAAAGGTGTGGCAGAAAGCACCCGAATCTGGAAAGACGATGCGACAGGTTTGCAATGCAAATGTCGACCTGACTGGTTATGTAAAGACGCAAAAATTATTGTGGATTTAAAAACCACCGAAGATGCTCGGCCCGAAGCTTTTTCGCGCTCGATTCATAAATATCGCTATCACGTGCAAAGCGGTTTTTATTTGATGGGCTGCGAGGAGATTGAACAATTTATCTTCATAGCGGTTGAAAAAAAACCACCCTATTCGGTTGTCTGTTATACCGCCTCGCCGATGATGATTTCCGCGGGTCAAAGAGCCGCCCGCACAAATTTAGATACTTTAAAAACCTGTATCGAAAGCAACCGTTGGCCGGGAATAGCTGACACAATCCAACCCCTCGAATTACCTCGTTACAACAATGACTGAATCTAATCTTGTCCACTCAGAAAATAGCACTGCCTTTTTAACCGATAAAACGGCTTTCGCTCATACCGCGCAAGTTGCGAATTATTTTTCGAAAAGCAAAATGATTCCAGAAGTATTTCATAACAAGCCGGAGGATTGCTTGGTCGTTTTAATGATGGCCCAACAATTAGAAGTTAATCCGCTTTTATGCTTTCAAAATATGAATGTCATTCACGGTCGCCCAAGTTTTTCTTCCGCGTTTGCTATAGGGCTTGCCAATAAGCGCGGCCCGTTTAAAGGCCCGTTAAGATGGACGACCGACACTTCTAAAGGTTTAAAAGTTACTTGCCACGCGGTTATAGAAAGCACCGATGAGGCTATTGAAATTTCGGCTGATATGGAAATGGCCCAAAGAGCCGGATGGACTAAAAATAAAATATATCAAAGCATCCCAGAGCAAATGCTTAGGTATCGTTCCGCCACTATGCTTATTCGACTTTATTGTCCTGAAGTTTTGTGCGGTTTGCATTCAGTTGATGAAATTATAGACATCACGCCCAACAATCAGACGGCAAAAGTATCTAACGGTATTAATAAGGAAGTTGACCTGTCAACCAAAATTGACAACACTGGGAAGTCAGACAGCGTAATAGATTCGATAAATGCCTCTATTTCCGAATCCGTTGACGTTG